CGGAGGCCAATTCAGTATTAGGTGGATCGAAAATAAAATGAACCAGTACATGAATCGTGTACTAAAAACAAAGGAGATTGATTATGTTATTGCTTCTGACACTGATAGTATTTACTTGCACATGGGTCCTCTGGTTGAAACTATATTCAAGGGGAGAAAGGTATCTAGTGAGGACATCGTTTCGTTCCTCGATAAGGTGTGTGATGTGGAATTGGAAAAATATATTTCTAGTTCTTACGAAGCGTTGGCCAAGTACGTAAATGCTTATGAACAGAAGATGTTCATGAAGCGAGAGACTATTGCTGAACGTGGTATCTGGACTGCTAAGAAGAGATACATGCTCAATGCTTGGGACATTGAAGGTGTTAGGTTTGCTGAACCTAAACTGAAGATGATGGGTATTGAAGCAGTCAAGTCATCTACACCTGCACCATGTAGGAAGATGATCAAAGATGCTATTAGTATTATTATGAATGAGTCTGAAGAGAATGTTCAGAAATATATCCAGAAGGTGAGAACAGATTTTCATAAGATGGATCCTGCTGAGATTGCTTTTCCTAGAACTTGTAACAATGTTGACAAGTATAGTAATCGCTTGACGATCTATTCTAAGGGTACTCCTATGCATGTTAGAGGGTCAATATTATTCAATCATTATTTGAAGGAGAAAAATTTGTTGGGTAAATATAATGTAATCAACAACGGTGAAAAAATCAAGTTCTGTTATCTTAAGAATCCTAATCCGATTCATGAGAATGTTATCTCATTTATCAATGAGTTTCCTAAAGAGTTTGGGTTGTCACAGTACATAGATTACGACTTGCAGTTTGAAAAGTCTTTCATTGAACCTTTGAAAGCTATATTGGATTCTATTGGGTGGTCTGTTGAAAAGCATATTACACTTGAATCCTTCTTTGTTTAGTGCTATGATGTAAACGTTATTTCTATCACATGGACTTACCAATCGACGATAAAGAACTAGGACTAATCGTAAAGTCTCTGACTTTAGGAGGTAGTACTTCTTTATATCAAAAGTTGAAACTTGTAAAAGAGGTTAGGGATGAAAATCCTGGTGGACCTTACAAGAAAATAATACGTGAGAAGTATGGATTTGTAATATGATTTTTGAACAAGTGAGTCTCGTCACTGGTGGGTTCGATCCTATACACAGTGGTCATCTTCGTTATTTTGAACGTGCTAAGGATTACTCTGACTACCTTGTAGTTGGATTGAATGGTGATCCTTGGCTCAAGAGAAAGAAAGGACAGTACTTTCAGTGCTGGACAGAGAGAGCAGACATCCTTCGTCATTTAGATATGGTTGATGCTGTTATCTCATGGGATGATGAAGACGACTCTGCTTGTGGTGCTATAAAGAAATGCCTAGAGATCTCTGACACCGTTATATTCTGTAACGGTGGAGATCGTGGTAAAGAAAATACTCCAGAGGTTATAGGGTATGGCAAAGAACCTAGAGTGGAGTTTCATTATGGTGTAGGAGGAACTGATAAATTGAATAGCAGTTCTTGGATACTACACAACTACTTCAATCGACAACGTAAATTATTAGGGATTTGATATGGATCTACTCAACGAAATAGTAAAGGAAATTGGATCTGATTACGCAACTATTGCAGCAGATAAAAAAGAGGATGAAAGATTCATTGACACGGGATCATTTATCTTTAATGGATTGGTTTCTGGTTCTCTTACAGGGGGTATTTCTAGTAATCGTATTACTGCCATCGCTGGCGAGACTAGTACAGGCAAAACTTATTTCGCCCTTGCTGTTGTCAAGAACTTCCTCGATAGTAATCCTAATGGTTATATTCTGTATTTCGATACTGAATCTGCTATCAATAAAGGGTTACTTGAGTCCCGTGGGATAGACACTAAGAGAGTAGGTATCGTTGAGGTAGTTACGATTGAAGAGTTTAGAACCAAGGCACTAAAAGCAGTAGAGATATATCTAAATAAACCAATAGAGGATCGCACACCATGCCTATTTGTGTTAGACTCTCTAGGAATGCTATCCACTGAGAAGGAAATCAGGGATGCCTTGGATGATAAGCAAGTTAGGGATATGACTAAATCCCAACTGGTCAAGGGTGCATTCAGAATGCTCACATTAAAACTTGGACAAGCGAATGTTCCACTCATCGTCACGAATCATACATATGATGTCATCGGAGCTTATGTTCCAACTAAAGAGATGGGAGGAGGTAGTGGACTCAAGTACGCAGCAAGTACAATCATTTATCTCGGAAAGAAAAAGGAAAAGGATGGCAAGGAAGTCATCGGAAACATTATCAAAGCGAAGACTCACAAGTCACGTTTAAGTAAGGAGAATAAGCAGGTTGAGATACGTTTGTTCTATGATGAGCGTGGACTAGACAAGTACTATGGATTGCTAGACTTAGCAGAGAAGTATGATATAATAAAGAAGGTTGGGAACCGATACGAAATCAATGGCAAAAAAGTTTATGCCAAAGAGGTGTATAAAAACCCCGAACTATACTTTGATCAATACATTATGCAGGCTCTAGACGAGTGTGCAGTGAAGGAATTTTCTTATGGAGATGTTTGCCCTAACAATTCTGAAGAGTCTGATCAATGATGAGGAGTATGCTAGAAAGGTAATACCATTTATTGTTGATGACTACTTTGAGGAAGTTTCTCATAAGGTAGTTTTTGAAGAGGTAAGAAATTTTCTTGAAGAATATGATAAGGTTCCTAATAAGGAAGTTCTTCATGTTGAGATAGAGAAGAGATCTGATCTATCTGAGGATGTGTTCAAGTTGGTTCGGTTGACTATCGATTCACTAGACCCATCTAAATCTGATACCCAGTGGATACTTGATAATACTGAGACTTGGTGTAAGGAGAGAGCAATCTACTCTGCATTGATAGAGGCTATCAGGATTGCTGATGGTAAGGATGAGAAAAGAAAACCTGATGCTATTCCTAGCATCCTATCGGATGCATTAGCAGTAGGATTTGATACCCATGTTGGTCATGACTACATCGATGATTCAAAAACTCGCTTTGAATATTATCACAGAGTCGAGAATAAAATCCCCTTTGATCTTGACTACTTCAATAAGATTACTTCGGGCGGACTATCTGATAAGACACTTAATATTGCTTTGGCTGGGACTGGTGTTGGTAAGAGTCTCTTTATGTGCCATGTCGCAGCCAGTGTTCTCTTACAGGGAAAGAACGTTTTATATATTACACTTGAAATGGCTGAGGAAAAGATTGCAGAAAGAATCGATGCAAATTTACTCAATGTTAACATCAAGGACATACAGGAGATACCTCAGTCTTCATTCACCAAGAAAATTGATAAGCTTGCAGCAAAGACTTCTGGAAAACTAATCATCAAGGAGTATCCTACAGCTTCAGCACATGTAGGACACTTCAAGTCTTTGTTACAAGAATTGAAGTTGAAGAAGTCCTTTGAACCTGATATAATATTTGTAGATTATCTAAACATCTGTGCTTCATCAAGGTATCGTGGTGCAGTGAATGTAAATTCTTATTCTTATGTCAAAGCTATCGCAGAAGAACTTCGTGGGCTTGCAGTCGAAGCGTCTGTCCCCATCTGCTCGGCAACGCAGACTACAAGGTCTGGCTTTGCTAGTAGCGACCCTAATCTTACTGACACTTCAGAAAGCTTTGGTCTTCCAGCTACTGCTGATCTTATGTTCGCTTTGGTCAGCACCGAAGATCTGGAGAACCTTAATCAAATAATGGTCAAGCAGTTGAAGAACAGATATAATGATCCTACTATGAATAAGAGATTTGTAGTTGGTATTGATCGTGCAAAGATGAGGTTATATGACTGTGAACAGTCAGCACAGGGTGATTTAGTTGACGATACTGAGATAGTAGAGTATAATAAATCAGAGGAATCTAAAGCAAAGTTTGATGACTTCAAGTTTTCATAAGTATACAACCTTCGTAAACAAGGTAACTAGCACTGAGTCTAAGGACGCTGATGCTTTCATCTATCGTTTACAGGAACTGGGTGGTGATGTAGCAATACAACGTTTGTTGACTGCTGCTGTTGGTATATCTGCAGAGGGTGGTGAGTTTATGGAGATTGTCAAGAAGATGATCTTCCAAGGTAAACCTCCAAGTCAGGATAACATAGAGCATCTCAAGATAGAACTTGGTGATGTTATGTGGTATGTTGCTCAGGCATGTATGGCACTTGATGAAAGTCTTGAAGATATATGTGATAGGAATATTGATAAACTATCTAAGAGATATCCTGATGGTACTTTCTCTGAGTACTATTCTGAAAACAGGAAAGAAGGTGATCGATAATTATTGCTTTACCTGTCTAAAGATAGGTGATAAGTATAGTGCAGAGTATGTAAATAAACTGCAGGATATGGTGCGTCAACAATCAGATGCACCATTTTTATGTTTTACTGATGATCCAACTGATGTTGACATGCCTTGTGTTAGTATGGATGTCAGTGAGTATAAGGATTGGGATAACTGGTGGCCAGCATGGTGTAAGATATTGATGTTCAATGCTCCACAGATAGAAGGGTTTGATAGAAAGATATTCTTTGACTTGGATACTATTATCCATGGTGATATAACACCATTACTATTACATGAGCATAAGTCACCTAGAAATCATTTCAGTTTAGTTAGATCCTATTGGAGAGGTGCAACATATCAGTTGGCAAATCCTGAGAAGTCAATGTTCAATTCTAGTTGTATGATCTGGAAGGACAACACCCACATATATAAGAAGTGGATGGAAGATCCTAAAGGTTATGTTGCTAAGTATGCTGGTACAGATGATTTTTATCACAATGAAAAGATAGTTCGTAGAGCATTACCACCTGTATTCTATTCTTATAGAGAAGGTTATCTGGATCAGGGTAGGAAATGGAACGAACCTATATTCATGCAGAAGTCACCTGCACATCAAGTTGCTTTATTACATCAAGATCCTAAACCACATACTTTAGATCCTAAAGAACATCCTATTGTAGAATACTGGAATGGAACAGCAAGAGTATGAAAAGAAGTACCTAGATCAGGAGATGCTAGGTAAGAGTTATAAAGGTCCTAAGACAATCTTTCAGGATTGTTTCACTAGGACTATTTTTCATGTCTCATATACTTGTCCTGATTTAGAAGCAGCAAAGCATTGGTATGTTGATGTATTAGGATGTAGTCTTACATATGATTTGAAGTTTGGTTTGTATGGTGAGATAGGTAAAGGTGTTCCAGGATTTATTGTTGGTATGGCAGGACATCATGTTTCTATTATAGAAGGACCATCATCTATAGTACAGTATGATGATAAGTGGCCAAGACATTATGGTCCTATCTTTTTAGACTATCATGAGTATATGGTAATTGCCAAGCATTGTGTAGAACATCCAGAGATTGCTTGCTTCAAGTCAAGATGGAATGCTAAACCAGGTAAAAAGGCTGATATAGATGAGGTTACTACTGGTATGACACAGAGTGGTCAGAATGTACCACACCATAAAACAGTAATACATGACCCATGGTATAATTGGTTAGAGTTTAAGTATTATGCATTACCTCAACAGATACATGCTAAGGGTGTAGACAAAGGAGGAAGAAAGGTTACTAGTGGATACCCAGAGTTATATGGTTTGACATATGCTGATCTAGAAGAAAGATATCCAGGTATGCCACATTTAGAACATGGTGATGGTAAACCTATTAGTCGTATTGAAGGTGATAGTTTACCTGCTATAGACTAAATATCTCCGACAGGAGGTTATATGTCTGCAGCAACAGAGAAACAAGAAAGTACTTCTAGGTTATTTTTTGAGAGATATCTCAATCATAATGGGATCTTGACTGATCAATCTAGGGATAACCTTATTCAAGATGCATTTTATAGACCTGGTGCTCCATATCCAGACGTAGGAAGGGAGACTCCTTTTGCTCGTGCATGGAGACAGAACTTTTTCTATCAATTGACTGCACTTGATATGTTTATGCGGTCTTATGGTGTTACTAATAAGGCTGGGTGGAGATGGTCTAGAGGTGATGGTATGATGGGGTTTTTGAATAATGTTGCAGTACAAAAATGTGGTGTAAGTACATTAGATAGTTGGAATCCAATGGATATAGTTGGAGTACAGTCTTCATCTGAAAATATTATAAGACAAACGTGTGATGCATTCATAGTAAATCCTACCACTCCTGCTCAGAAGGTAATCAATAGGGGTATATTGAATGAGATAATGATAGAGAATATAGAAGAGAATAAGTTGTTACCTATATCGTTGAAGTTTATTGATGAGAGACTAAGAGAACAACCTGGTTTTGAGTTGAGTAGAGAACTTCAGACTCAAGAGCAGAGACAGGCAGCACTACATCATTTTACCTTTACAAATTTGAAATGTGATTTGAGATGGAATCAATCTAATAAGCAATGGCAGGATGCTCAAGAGTTTTCTTATAATTTGGTTGATAATAGGTCAGGTCATGCTGTTGATATTAAGATACAGGGAAGAGCATTTACTTCAAGAGATGCAAGAGAAAATCCACAGCATGAAGGTACTCCTGTAGGTGCAGGTGCTAAGCTAGGTAAAGCTGCTATTGGTGAACTGAGAAATTTTGTTACTGGTTTAGGAATTTCTGAAGTTCCTACTCCTAATAGTCATCCTCAGATACCTGGTAAAGGTGAGACATGGACACCTGCGATGAAAACCTATTGGATAAACTTGTATAATAGTTTGGTAGGTGTTACTATAGGTGGTTCTCCTATCAATTTCAATATGCCTGGTGTATCTGGTGAGGGTACTAACCAAAATGGATTCTCTGTTGCTTTAGATGCAGCATGTACAGAGGATGAAAATCAAACCTATGTTGTTAGTGAACCTAAAGTACCTTCAGGTCTTAGATTGACAACTAAATTATGGGCATTAGAATGGTTGAAAGTGTATCATACAATTGATACTATGGGAAGATTTGATGCCTTTACACAACTGATGTATCACTCATGCAAAAAAGAATTACCAGGGATGGGACCATTCATAAAGATAGCAGGGAGATGAAGAAGATTATCGATGCTATGATAGTAGAATATACTGTCAAGCGGAGAAGAAAACAACTTCAGAACCTAGAGATTAAAGAGTTTATGCGCTTCTTTATTTTGTTTACTGAGAGCGATGATAAATATAAACAAATGCAGACTTCTGGTCTGACTTTTATACATCAAAATCGTAAACAAATTTATCAACAGATAAGTGAAGCAGTTCCAAACATTCATAACCGAGGCACGGGTTACCAAAGCATCCTCTCAAGCAAGGAGGCTGGGTCTGGTAGGAGACGGTCACGGTGACTGGTACGATAAGCAAGGCAATCTAAAAGCTAAGACTATTGCAGGTGAACTGAAACAGTTTGTCGGTAGAGAGAAAGCTGCTGATGATGCTACTGATAAGAATCCTGCTGAAAGAGGATTAGCAGCACCTCGTGCTAGTATTGCTAAGGATATTGTAAAGAACTTAGGACTTGAACCAACTCCATCAGGAAGTGGTGCTGGTAGTGGTGGTCCTGTAGATTCAGGAACACAAGCAGCAATGGCTGCTGCTAAGAGTGCTGGTCCTTTGACCATAGCATTCGATAAGTTTGATGACGATAGTGTCAGTACTAATATTTTCTCAACAGTTGAGGAATTAGCTAGTGGTACTACCTATTATATTTTCCCTAGTAGGGATTCTGATATTGATGAGATAAAAGAAAAGTATCCTAATATCAGTGAGTCAATCGTAGATGATCAAGCAGCAGAGACAATCTTTGATGTTCTTCAATCATTATACGAGAATGGATTTGATGCAATTAATATTGTTGTACGAAAGTCGAGAGCAAAAGCAATAACAGAACTTGCTCTACAAGAGAATGGAAACCTATATCATTATGTAATGTTGAATGTTATCCCTGCTGAGGAGAAGTCTATCAGGGAACAGTACATTGCTGGTGATATATTTCAACTAGGATCTATGATAGAATATGGTGATAGATCTGGTAAAGTAATTAGAAGAGGTGCTAATCATCTTATCTGTTTAGATGAAACAAAAGAGATGTTTAGATGCTGGATATCTGAAGCTAAAGAAGTCAGTTTCAGGTTACCAGTAGAATTCTAACTAAATAAATAAGGAAAAGACAGTTGTGACTATGAACATCTGGGCAGAACAGTTCGAACAGTTACGTGAGGCCAGCAATTGCTGTGCAAAATGTGGCAGTTATAAACATACCACTAAGGAATGTACGGTGAAGGAAGATATCACCTTGACTAAGGGTGACTATGGTTCTAGAAATGTTTCTACATCTGCATATGCAAGGGCAAAGAAAGCAGGATTCAAGGGTTACACAGCAGGTGGTGGACTAGGTTCTAACTTCTTACCATTAGCAGATGATGTTCAGATAGATCATATAGATGGTAGTAAGACTGAGATAGTTGATGTAGTAAAAGCACCTTCTATGGTTGCTGCTCCTAAGTTATCTAACTGGAAGGAGGAGATGCAGTGGCAAACTGATGAAGCGTTGAAACCTGAGAAGTTAGATGTCAAAGAGAAGGGTGTAAAGAATAAGATTGAGATCAATCCAGAGGTAAAGACAGAAGGATATGGTGCAACTAAGAGGAAAGAAGTTAAGAAAGCATTGAAGAGAGATAGACCATCTCTTAGTTCAAAGCAAAGAAAAAAGATTGCATCTAAAGTAGTAAAAAGGAAGGGTGACACTAGCAAGTCTGATGACAGATATGCTTATGAAGAGACTGTATCTGAAGGTGGAGTTAGTTTCACTGTTGGTGGTGGAAGCAGTTCATCTAATAGAAAGCAACATAAGATAAACAAAGCTGCTGATGGAGGTGTTGCTAACGCTGCTAACTTTGCTAAGGGTGCTCTTTTACCTAACATCAAGTTAGTTAACTCATACGAACCTGAAGTCAAGATAGACTTAGAGGAAAAAAAAAACTTAAGTAATGTTTCTCCATTAATTGATAGGGTTTCTAAATGGTCTAAGACCATGAGGAAGGAGGAACGAGTCAAGTTCCTGAAGACGGGTAACGTCAAGGATATGAGTAGGGGTACTGGAGAGAAGATAATTCATGGTAAGACTGGGGTTGATTATAGGTTGATGACCCAGAATAATACTAAGAAGACTGTTTCTGCTTCACATGAAGTAGAGGGTGAAGTTCTTACTGAAGGACCAAGTGATAAGTCAGATGCAAGAACCAAAAGAGATTGGAAAGGTCCAGGAGCACCAGGATTGGATGCTCATAAGGAAAGGATTAGGAAGCATAAGGAAAGACGTGGTAAGAAGAAGATCAAAGAAGGTCTAGGTGCAGCACTAGTTGGTGGTGCATTGGCTACAGGTCTTGCAATAAAGGGTATTCAGACTGCTAATAAGATTAGGCAGGATGCTAAGAAAGGAAAAGGTGTTGGTGGTACAATAAACAAGCGTAATCAAAGATTACAACAGATGATGAATCAATCTTATGAACCTGATGGTGATCAGATTGCTGAGTTGAATCGTTATGGTAAGGAGACTGGTAAAGCAACTGGTTCTTTGAACAAGAGACCTGGTAGTAAGATCAAGAAAGGTGGGGATGAGCCAGGTGCTCTTCGTAATGTAAGAGGAATGATTCGTAGAGAGACTGGTAAACCTGAAGGTCAACGTAAGAAGACTAAGGGTGAAAAGGGTAGAGTACAGTATGGTGATAGGAGAAGAAAACCAGCAGACACCATAGCAAAACGTCGTCAGTCAAGGAAAGATGCTGATGCAGCTATGAGAGATACTAGAGGAACATGATAGTAATGCCACAAGACCCATGGTTTGATGATTATTGGATGCCTGAACTAGGTGAAGAACCACCTAGACCAGAGGAAGAGATAGCAGATGCTTATCAATCAAGGCATGAATCATCTCCAGAGTTTGAGAAGACTGCTGAAGAAACCGTGACAATCCATGAGAAGATGTATAGAATGGCTACTGCTAAGTACAATCCATTTGCAATAGGTGGATCAGAAAGTATACGAGACTTCCAAGGAGGATCTGAAAATGTTAGATAAGATATTAGAAGGTTACAAGGAAGGTAGTGTCAAGGATGAGCTTTTAAGTAAGGCAAACAAAGCACATAGGAAAGCTAGGAAATTCAAAGAGTGGCGTAATGCTGCGAACAAAGCCAGTCTAAGGAAAGGTGAGGTCAAGAAGTTAGTTAATGGTAAGTGGGTATCAAATAAAAGGTAATAGCCTATATAATTTACCAACATACTGATTTGAGATGATTAACTTTCTAATGCCCGTTGCGATCAGCATCATTAATAAGGCTGTCGATAGGATTCCAGAAGATTTAGACTCAGTTATCAAAGATTTTGTTATCAAGTTGTTGAAGAAAGCAGCAGCTAAGACTGGTAACAAGGTAGATGATGAACTAGTTGTAGCACTTCAAAAGGCACTACTAGAGTCTTGATCACATAAATATTCATACAATAACGACGAGAACAAATGGCTCCACTTTGGGGAAAAACGGCATCGTCGGCTGCGAACAAGCCGAAGTGGTTGCCTGAAGACGAAAACTCTGATTACAACAGAGAAGCATCCTATGCTACTGCATCAGGATGGGTAATGAGAGCAGGTACACCTGCCTCTGGAAATGATAATACCAGTGCAGATCCAGAAGTATTAGTTGCTATCGGTGAGTTGGCAACAACAGTTGCTGCTGCAACCGTTACTGATGCAAGATTTATTGTTGGTACAACTGCTACCACAGACTTTACTGCAGGTGATGGTACACAA